TGGATAAACAAACAGGCAATGATCTGCTTACTTGCGACTTAAAATATAACGTAGATTTAGTTATACATCTTGCTGGCCTTTCTGGTGTACGAGATAGTTTAGATAGACCTACAGAATATTGGGAACAAAATGTAATCGCAGGTCAAAGACTTTTTGATTATTTCAAAGACACAAGAATCTTATACGCAAGTTCATCAACAGCACACGAGCCTTGGAAAAATCCATATGCTATGAGCAAATATAGCCTTGAGCAAATTGCTCCAGAGAATAGTGTTGGTATGAGATTTACAACTGTGTATGGTCCTAATGCTAGAGATACAATGTTAATACCAAGAATATTACGAAATGATGTTCCTTACATTAACACAAATCATAGTAGAGATTTTATACACGTTGACGATTTAGTGAGAGCGATAGACAGTTTGATTAAATCAAACTTAAAGGGTATTACAGATATAGGTTCAGGAAAAACAAATAATCTTATAGAGTTGATGGATTATTTTAAAATTGATTGTAAACGTGTTGTGGGAAATGCGTTTGAACGATTAGATAACCTTGCTGATAATACCCTACTAAATACAATTGGATGGTCACCAAAAATTGACTTATATAACTATATAAAGGAGAATCGAAATGATAACTGAAGAATATTTAAAAGATAATTTTTTAACTGCATATTTTATAGACAATGAACGACAAAATATAGAAGTGCAAACAACAACTGAAGATAAGAAAAAAGTTTTTACTACCATTATACCATATGATGAAAATGGAGAACAATTTAAAGCCTTATCAAAATTTATGGACCTTGAACAGTTGCACGAGTCAACTTATCAAAAACATAAAAATGAAAGAAAACTATTTGAAGAATCTGTGATAAGAATTGCACAAAAAGATGGTCTTATTATGGATAGTGAAAAAATTGATACTAAATTTTATCCAACTTTAGTAACTTCTTTATTTCAGGATCAGGATGACGCCGATCACGTTTTTGCTTTAAAACTTGCTTTATTTGAATTAGACTCTATAAAAGATTCTACAAATGAGGATGCTAAAAAAGAATTAAGAAAAGGTAAAAATAAATTAGATATTATCTCAGCAGCTCTTCAATGTATGGGTAAAAAATAATTAGAATACCAACCTGTCCATCCTTTTTCTTGTAGATGGTGCATTTGACCTAATGTACAAACACTAAATTGAGGTGGTTGTTGATAGGTATAATCTTTAATTGATGGACATACTTTATCGTATGTTTCATATTCAATATTTTTATAATACCATTCATCACTACCCCTAGTATATGTACTAATAAAAAATTCATCATTTTTTTTAAATTTATCCCATATGTAAGATACATCACCTGTCCAAGATACAATAGATGAGTTTAAGGGTGTATGAGCAGGTTCTCTCCACCATGTATCATCTAATAATGTAAAGTTTTTTCTTATAAGGTTGGGAAGTTTATCATAGATAACTAAATCTAAATCAAAATATAGATTTTCATCATCTCTAAATCTGTCATACATTTGAAGCTTATTAAACCAATTGCCATATAGATCATCTTCTATAACTTCAAAACTATCATACTTTAGGCCAGAGTATTTATCTATCATATGTTTTAAGTTGTCAACGTGCCATTGATTAAACTTATTACCAAATCTACAGCAAATAATTCTCATTTATTTTTCTTCCTACACCTGTGAAGTGTATAACTTTTAATTTGTCGTTTACTTCTTTGTCTAATATCATATAATCAGTATTAAACTTTTGCATATACATTTTATTTAGCTTTAAATTTTCTTTATAATCATCTGTGTATTTTGTAATCCATTCACTTGGCGTTAAAGTTAATTTATAGTTGTGTTCATTTACTTTGTTATTTACATAGTTTTGTTCACCATAATATTTCTTATGCACAATACCTTTATTATAATAATGTAGTTGCCAAAACTCAGGATTAAGTACAAAGTCATCCCATATTTTTCTTAAACTGCCAGACTTAAATTTATAGAATCCGCCATTAAACTTTAACCTATCTGTCCACCATTGACCATAAGTAACTAGCTCATTTTGTTCTACTGGATAGTTTAATAGATCGTCTATGTTATTAACAATAACTTGATCTATGTCCATAATAATAATATCATCACCTGGATTTTGATATGCAAATTGTGGACTAAAAAATTTTAGTTTATGCCAATGTTTTACTATATTACTATTATGATTGTAAGGTAAAACTAAATCGGCTTTGACATCTGTATCACTTAAACATATAAATTGAAAATCTATTGTTGAGTTTTTTCTTAAACTATCGTGTAATCTAGTAATGTAATCTGGTGAATAGAAACCATCAAAATATACTGTACAGATTTTAAGCATCCATTGCTCTCCATACTACGTCAAATTTTTTATTAATAGTATGGCATAATATAGTTTTACTAGGTACGTAATATTGATTTGAAAAAAAATAATGCCATTTATCATCCAACCATAAAATAGGTACGTCATTTTCTTTTATTTTTACTGCAAATAAAGTTTCATTATCCCAACCAAAAAACTTTGTAATTTTAGGTGGATGTAAGTCTGATTCTTTCGTTAAATCTGTCATTAGTTTTAAGTTTTTATCAAAGTCTTTAAAATATGCTAATCTATTTAAGTATTCAGCGTTTGCACCCACTATACCTGTATTAATTACATCATTTTTTGTACTTAATCCCTTTTCAAATAACATTGCTTGAGCGTTATAAAATTTTGCTGTAGGACTTCTTATCGTAGTTGAGGCTTCATTTACCTTTTCTGGCACTAACACTCTATCATTATTGTTTAGCACAGCAATACCTTTTGATAAATCCCAATGTTCAAAAAAGTCTATGTTTTGCATAGGTACAACGTCAAAATCTAAATAAAGAATTTCATCATATTGTTTTGACAGTTCATATAATAAATGTAATTTGTAAAAATTAACAATATTGTAGGTTGTCAGATATGGATGTTTATTTTTTAATTGATTTTCAAACAAAATCCAATTTGTATCATACTCAAACAACTTAAAATCATAGCCTAGTTTTTTAGCATATGCTTCTTTTGACACTAAAAGTCTTATATAATGTTTTTTCAGTTCATCTTTAGTTATGTAGTTTATAGGTTTGGCCTTTTGATTTTTTATAATAAGTAAATCCTTATCAAATATATCTAGTTGTTCTTTTGGTATGTCAATATAAAAACTGAATATTACTCTTTTCATCTCATCTCACCTATTAATAAAAATCTTGTGCCACGCTCATCTTTAATTTTATCTTCTACAAGCACTTTAGATTCAACGCCATTAAATTCTTTATTTGGCAGCTGTTCTTTAAATTCTTCAATAGTATCACAACAATTTATATGGGTGGGTATATGAAACATATTATTAGATTGAAACGCAAAGTGTGTAGGTGCAACTCTATCCCACCATGCTTCTTTACGTGTAACAGGTACACCAAACTTTGAATTAAAATGTTTTGATCTAGGTCCTAACGGTCCCCATTCTTTCATAGGTCGCATATGTTCACAAGCAGTATTAATAAACAAGTCAACATTTTTAAATTGTTTTTCTTTAAATGTTTCAAACACATCATCACATATAAATTCTACATTGTCATAATCATAGAATAATCTATTTGTAGCCATGTTAATAACTTCTTTATCTGAGTCTATTAAGGTAATCTTCTTTACATATTTAAACGCAGGTAAAAATATACTACCATACCAACCACCCATAATCACTATCTCACTACTTTCGTTTACAATGCCTAATTTTTCAACGTGATTAATTAGTCTTTCTTTTGCTCTAAATTGATTTATACTATATGAGTCTAAAAGATCAACGTTGTGTCTGCCTTCGTGTATAATTCTTTTAAATAAATTTAAATCTATCTTATCAATCATTTTCTTATTATATAATCTCCTATAACTAACAAGTCTAGTGCTGTTCTTTTAAAAGTTCTGATGGCTTGTTTAGGTGTTTCAACAATTGGTTCCTGACAGTTAAAACTTGTATTTAATAACATAGGTATACCTGTAATGCACCAAAACTCTAATAATAATTTATAAAACTTTTCATTATCGTTTTTATTGACTGTTTGTATTCTGGCCGTACCATCAACGTGTGTGATACCAGGCACTTTATCAGTTTTAACTTTACATATTCTACTCATATATGGACTAGGCAATCTTGTATCAAAATATTCTTTATAGTGTTCTTCTAATACTGCAGGTGCAAATGGTCTAAAATCTTCTCTCATTTTAATTGTACTATTAATAATATCTTTAATGTCAGGATTGCGTGGGTCTGCTAAAATACTTCTATTACCTAATGCACGATTACCACTTTCTGATTTGCCTTGAAACCAACCTACTATTTTACCATCAGCAATTGCTTGTGCTACTTCTCTATAATCTACTTTCTCATCACCAGTAAATTCGTATTCTTTGCCA